AATAAGGTTTTAGTATCAGATGAGTCAGAAACAGAATAACGATTTTAAATACTTAATTCAAATACCAAATTTTTTATCATCAGAAAAGTGTGATGAATTAAAAAAAGACATAATGGAATCAGAACAAGATGTGATTGGTTGTGTCGGAGATGAGCAAGGTAAAAACGCAGTTATGCCAGAGATTAGAAAAACTAATGAGTGGTATTTATGTGAACAGAAAGACAATGAGTTCAGACCAGATAAGACCAATAAAGATTGGAAATGGTTACAAGACAAGATGTTTCAAATGGCAAACATTGTCAATGATAGTGTATTTCACTTTGACATTGATGCGTGTGACAATGAGTTAAAGTTAATAGAATATCAAAAGGGTGGATTCTATGGTTGGCATACAGACTTTAATGCAGGAACTTGTTCAGTAAGAAAATTAGTAGGAATTGTTCAATTGACAGACCCAAGTGAATACGAGGGTGGAGATGTTCAATTCGGTATCCAAGATAAAGATACAAAAGAGTGGTACTCGATGAACAAACTAAAAGGTTCATTAACATTATTTCCGGCATTCCTATGTCATAATGTAGTGCCAGTTAGTAAAGGTAAACGATATGTAATTCAAGAGTTATTTATCGGTGACCATTTCAAATAAGGATAACAATGTATAAACCAATAGATATGGAAGCTTTGAAGTTGAATCAAAACTTCAAATGGGTAGTTGAAAAAAGTAATTTCTTTTCACAAGAGGATTGTGATTTCTTTATCAAATATATTGATGAACAATCCGAAAGAAAACAAGGACATTATACGGGCGGAGTAAATCCCACTTGGCAAGATGAACCAGTTATGAAAGATGAAGTTTGTATGTTAAACATTAGTAGAACAGAAGAACAAAAATATCTCGATAAGTTTTGGACAGCTATAAAAATAGCAGACCAAACAATCTACAAATATAACATTAAAGGTATTTACGACAACAGACTACAAGCACACCGATACGACATAGGAGATTGGTATAATCAACATTCAGACTTTCACCCGATAAAGAATTTTAGTTCAGTAAAACTAACTTGTATTGTATTTTTAAATACAGATTATGAGGGTGGAGTATTTAGTTTATTTGACGGGACAACAATTGAACCAGAAGTAGGAAAGTTAATAATACATCCATCATTTGCAGGACACGGAGTATCACCAATTACGAAAGGTAATAGATATTCTTGTGTGTGTTGGGGAGTAGGAGATACATTCGTATGATACAAAACGATACATTTGAATTTGTAGTTCATAAAGAAAACTTCTTATCAACCGAACAATGTATAAAGTTGATGAGGTATCTTGAAAGAAAAGAACCAACGATATCAGAACTTGCTGGTAAATATGACGATAACATTACGAACAAAGAGGTTCGTGACAACCAAGAAGTCAAAATCAATGACGAAAAACTAAACAATAAATTAAAAATGGTATTTGAATTAGCAAATCACTCTATATTTAAATACAATATACAAGAATTAGAATCAGTAAAAATATTAAAGTATGGTGTTGGTGGTAAATACAAATGGCATACAGATAGTGGAGCAAAAGAAACTTCCACAAGAAAACTAACAGCCATTGTTCAGTTGTCAGATGAAACAAACTATGAGGGTGGAGATTTAGAGTTCGGTATCACAGACGAAACAGGTAAAAATAATTATACAGCAAAGAAAACGAGAGGTAGTATAACTATCTTTCCAGCATTCTTATCGCATAGAGTTACACCAATCACAAAGGGAACGAGACACTCACTAATAACTTGGATGTTGGGAGATTGCTTTGTATGAAATTAGCACTATGTATATGTCCACAATGGTCAGTTCAAACACCTTCATTTGCAATCGGTAGTTTAAAATCACACATCAATAATAAAGATGTCGTTGTAGAACAAATTGATTTAAATATACTATCATCAATTCATACTAAAGAAAAAAATATAGAAAAGTTTTGGGATTGGGGTAATGATAAACCTTGGAACTCTGAAGCAAACTTTCAAACTGAAATATTACCTTACTTCAAAGATTTATGGCACGAATACATAGATAAATTAGCAGAGTATGATGTCGTGGCATTCACAACTTACACGTCAAATATAGTAACAACAGATTACATAGCTAGATATGTAAAACAAAAAAATCCAAAGATTCAGATATGGTATGGTGGCCCATACTCTTGGTATTCTGATTGTAGTGGATTAGTTGAAAATGATAATTATAGAGAGTTTGTAGATATAGCTTGTGGTTCAGGTGATGGGGAAAAAATTATTGCTGATTTAGTAAATCGTTATGTGGAAGACGGACACTACGAAAATGTAAAGGGTATTTATCGTTGGGATAAAATGACACCAAGTTTTCCTACAGTGTTGAAAAGGGGTCGTAGTGGTAGAAAGCCAGTATTCAATGGTGGTGTATTACCACAAAACCTTAATGAATTGGAAATACCAAGTTGGGATACCGATGTAATAGATGATTATAAAAGATTAGCAGAGTTGTTTGATTTAGAGGTTACATTACCTATGCAAACTTCAAGGGGTTGCACTTTTAAATGTACATTTTGTAGTGAAACAAGACTATACCGATACAAAAACAATGAAAAAATTGTTGATGAAATGAGAGGATTGGAAGAACAGACTGGTATTAATAACTTTTGGTTTACTGACTCACTAATCAATGGGTCAATGCCTAATTTTAAAAAATTTGTAGATAAGTTACAAGAAGAAATAGATAATGGAAACATATCAAAAATGTATTGGGGTGGACACTTCAGAACACACAAGAAGTTAAACGGAGAATTGTTGACAAAAGCAGTTAATGTTGGATTAAATTATATGAATGTTAGTGTAGAAAATGGAGTGAATAAGATATTAGCACTAATGGAAAAAAACCAAAGTTCAGATGATGTTAGTTTCTTCTTAAAATCTGCTCACGAGAGTAATGTATTTTATAATGCAAATTGGATACCAGGTTATCCAAAAGAAAATCATATGGACTTTATGTTACAATTAAAATTCCTATACGACAACCACAAATACTTTGGAAACAATGGATTATTGAACTTAATGCAATCAACAGATATATTAGACCATACACCATTAGATGTTTATAGAGATGATTTTGAGGTTTCAAAGGAAAAAACTATGTTGAACTCTTGGGTTTCAAATGATACTAAAAACACATTAATGATTAGACATTTGAAAGCATTCTTCATAGAGGTAATGTTAAAGTCATTTCAATTTACAAAAGAGGGTGATGAATTGATAGGAGACGATTTCTCATATGCCACACCAAAAGAAAAGGGTGGAAAACCACCATATTACAGAGCAAGAATTAGAGAGAACTCTTTACAAGTTGGGGATATACAAGTAGAATTAAAAGATGAAATGGACGATAGTATATTCAGTAAAGATTTTTTACTACCTAAAGAACATCGCACACTATTAGATGACTATAAAAACAATATTGTCGATACTATTGAAAATGAAATTATCAAAACAATCAAAGGATTTGCTTGGGTAATGGTAAACACAACGAACAAATCTAATATTAATTTTGTTATCAGAGATAATTTTAAAGGATACAATCTAAAAGACTCACACTTTAATTGTAACTTTTCCCTTAAGTCTAATGGAGATGACTTTGAACTTGATGTTAAGTATGGGTTTAAGTTTGGTAAAGCTGATAAGAAATTATTTGACGACACAGACAATTTAGATTTTGCTGCAAGAAATAACATCTATATTAAAGATGATGTTAGTAAGTACAAATACTCTGATGAAGTCAATGAACTTTATTTAGATAGTATGGATTACGATAGGCATAAAGTTTCATTTCAAAGAACAGAAATGACAAATCAATATTAAATAAATTACATTTTCAGATTTATACAAGATATTTATTTATATCTAAGGTTATTCACTATGAAAACAAAAACACTATTTGACCACATAAAACAAGTTACAAATGTTCAGAACCAATTGTATTGGGACGAACTATCTGAATCAGATAAAAAGACTTGGAACAATTATATGGTCCATAGATTTTTATCAATGAAAGCCGATTGGATAGAAGTTGTAAATGAAATACAACAATATTGGGAATTGAAACCAAAAACAATTTATCAATTCTATACAAACCTACTACCACGAGGAAATACATATTTAAAATATACAAAATCTAAGAAGAAATCCAAGATAGAAAAGTGGGCTATGGATATATTATGTGAACACTTTGAAGAAAGTTCACAAAATATTGAAAAAACGCTTGACATTATGGGTAAAGATGTCGTATATTCAATTATATCAAAGTATGGTGTAGATGAAAAACAACTAAAAAAAATATGGAGTAAGTAATGATTAAAGACACACCAAAAGGATTGCCAGATTCCGCTCTTGACTTTGAAAGAGAACCAACAGAAGCAGAAAAAGAAATGGTGGACACACAAGATGTCGTAAAATATATGGAGAGAACTTATCCTGAAATGACAGGTGAGTTTCTAAAAATACAATCAGAACAATATGAATTGTTTTGTAGAAAACAATACGACTATGGTCCACAAAATATTGCAGTCGGAACAATTCTAAAAACACCAGAAGACATTAAATTATCATTATTAGGATTATGGTTCAGAATGAACGACAAGATAGAAAGAATGAAAACATTATTATTGAGAAACGGAGTAAACTCAGTTGAGGGTGAACCCGTAACTGATAGTTTTTCAGATGTGTCAAACTATGGAGTTATGGCACAAGTAGTAGCGAGGGGCAAATGGGCAAAATAGGAGTAATAGGACAAGGATATGTAGGTAGTGCTATCAAAGTTGGTTTTAAACCATACTATGAAGTATCGACATATGATAAATTTGATATAAGTAAATCAACTCACGGCAACTTAAATGATGTTGTAAACAATTCAGAAGTAATCTTTGTGTGTGTTCCAACACCAATGAGTCCAGACGGAACTTGCCACACTGGCATTGTAGAAGAAGTGGTGAAAGAAATCGCTGAAAGTGCACACGACAAACAGATAGTTGTAATTAAATCTACCGTTCCACCAGGAACAACAGACAGATTACATAGAAAATACAGAAATATAAGTGTAATATTTAATCCAGAGTTCTTAACCGAAGCAAACTTCATTGAAGACTTCAAGAATCAGAATCGTATTATATTGGGTGGAACAAGAAACGGAACAAATATAGTAAGACAATTATACTCAAGAGTATTTCCACACGCAACAATCGTAAAGACGGGCGCAAAACACGCAGAAATGGTAAAGTATTTTACCAATTGTTTCTTAGCAACTAAAGTATCATTTGCTAACGAGATGAAATATATATGTGATAGTATTGATTTAGATTACGATAAGGTTGTGGAGTATGCCACATATGATGAAAGATTAGGTAAGTCACATTGGGCAGTGCCAGGTCCTGACGGAGACTTGGGGTTTGGTGGACATTGTTTACCAAAAGATTTATCAGCTATCATCAATCAATTTGAGACATTGGGATTATTAGAAGCGGTAGAACAAGTAAACGACCAAGTCAGAGAAGATAGAGATTGGGAACAGATGAAAGGTAGAGCAGTCATAGATGGGTAAAATAAGTTATAGTCAATTCAGTATGTGGGACAAGTGTCCTTATACTTGGAAAGCAAACTATGTGGATAAAGCAGAGACTTTCAAGGGTAATATTTATACCTTGTTCGGTAGTGCTATTCACGAAACTATTCAAGCATACTTAGTATGTTATTATGAACGAACAATCAAAGAAGCAGATGCCTTACCACTTCAAGACATTCTAATCTATCGTATGAAAGAATTATACAAAGAAGCCAAAGAAAGATATGGT